TTAAACAACAGGAATTTGCGGACTTATAAAAATTCTTCCTTGTGATGGGCGATATTCGTTTCCAGTAAAACTATATACGACAGGTTGTTGAATATACCATCCACTTAATGCTGCCGTGTCTGTTCCTGAAAAAACAACCTGAAAAGTATTTGTTGATGTAATGGTTGCCGTTTTTTGAAGGATATTATAATCTGTTTGACCATAAGGACTTAAAACAACATAGCATGTCGCTCCTCCAAGATCGAGAGGAGTTATTTCATCTTGTTCATAGACATTATATATCAAAGTATATTCATTCCCAGCAATCATGCTAAAATCTGGCAATGAATTTATGATTGAAAAATTTTGAAAAGAAGACATTGTTGATTACTCCTCCTTTATTTCTTTCTCAATATTTTTGCTTTCATCAACTTGTTTTAGGGATTCAACTATTCTTTTTAAAGATAAACGGCATGTAAGTAAATGCTCTACGGAATCCCCCCTCACTTCTATAACAGCCAAACGTGCATCTATTTGCATCAATTGATTCAAATTTTCCTGTGTAATAATATAGTCCATTTTTTATCCTCCTTTCTATGTAAAGTTATATAAAATTCCATTGGCAAAATATAAATATTTTGTTCCATAAGGTGTTGTTACCGCGTATCCAATTGAAACCCCCGTATATCCATTAATAGAAAAAGAGCCAATCACTCTAAAAGAACCACCATGCACGTCAACACCCGAACCCGATTCATTTCTGAGAACTACTTGATCCTTAAAAATGGCTAAGTCATTATTGTTTTCAATTCCTATTGTTATGTTATAATCGGCTAATATATATGAATATCCGGTTGATGTTGTTCCCATTGTGACTCCAGGCCATGTAATTGTTCCAGTGGTTGATAATTCACTTGGAACAGTTATAGTACCACTTGTAATTTGAGAACCTGGCAATCCAACAATTTGATTGGCCTGAATCAAACCAGTTATACTTGATGCACTAACACTTCCATTAAAAATTCCGCCTGTTGGAGTGACGGTCAATACACCAATCTTCATTGTTCCATCGCTATTAATATAATTTGTGCCATTGGATATTCCAGTTGAAGTAATATTCCACCCGCCAATTGAACCAGAATTACCAGTCAACACTCCCGAAAAATTCACGTTTCCAGTATTATCAACCCAGAATTTATTCTTAAATGTTCCACCTTCATTTTTTTGAATAGAGAATGAATTGGTGGATGTTGGGTCTATGATTATTTTAGTATTTAATGTTTGCAGTGTCAATTTGGCATTGTTTAAATATGCTCCAGTAGAATCTAAAATAAAATTATTTTTATCATTAGATATAGTAAGTTGATTTCCCGCCAAAATATGTCCAACGATATAATTTCCCACTACTCCGTACACCTGACTTCCAGTGGGGGACGTGATTTGTCCTAAAGCTAATTTAGATGTTTGAAACTTATCATCGCTAAATGCAAGCATATTATTGGTTAACCAAACCTGATTGTCTTTAAACGACCCTGTTGATGGGTCAAAAGAACGACCAATTAATCCATTTTGATTAATGGTTATTTCTTGATTTGAATTACTTATCAAATTATTGTTAGCAGTATTTAAAGCAGAAGAAATAAATGTTGTAACATCATTTTTATATTGCTGTTCCCAATTACTCCATTGACTACTGTTAAATGAAACAGTTGAACCAGTTTTTTGAACAGAACCCATTAGATCAGAATAAATAAAATTTGCTCCATCCATTCTCAATCTATTGCTAAACGTCATGGTAAATTTGCTTGGATCATTTAAATTTATTTGCATTTCCAATAATACAGTTGATATAAATGAGCCATTCGATAATTCTGCCGTGACCAAGCATCCAACCTCTGTTTGTTGCGTAAAAACTTGAAATTCTTTTAGGGCAGGATAATTTACAGAATCTATGACAATTTCATACCTGGTCTGAGAAATCCTTGATAAAACATCAACCGCCTGATTATATAATGATTGTGATTGCTGTTGAATTTCAACCAAAGTCATTGTATCTGTTTGAATTATGTTTGTGTTTTGATATGTGTTTTCATAAATAAATTCATTCAGTTCCAATAACTGAGATGGCGTGAAGTTATTTTCAAAACTGACAGCGGTATTAATTGCCGTCAAATTATCCTTGATGGTTGTTATTTGTAAATTTTTATTATCTATCAGTGTTTGTTGAGATGCTATTTGAGCTTGCTTATTTGCAAGTTTAGTATTTAAATCTGAATATGGTAAATTTTGTTGTATTCTAACCTTTATTAAATCCTGAATGCTCAATAAATCAGAGTGATATTGAGCCATATCGGATTGCAATGCCAACAAGTCGCCTTGATAAGTTTCAAGCAATAATAAATTTGATGAATAATCTGACTGTTTCAAATTAACAAGAGCAACCCAAGCGTTTATTGCATCCACTAAATCTTGTTTCATCCAATCGGTGTTTGCATAATATGAAAAATTATATATCTTATTTGTTCCAAGAGGATTCACTAAATTTATGCTTAAACCTCCACCGCCTGAAACAGCCAAACAGGTACACATTTCGTCTGATTTTTCCGTTAGAGTTGCTTTATCTATTACATTATCAAAACTTAAAAATATATCTGTATTAGTTGTTGCATTGGCTAGGGTTTTTGCGGTTATTGTTTTATTTATAGTATCAAAAAAGAAGACGCATTGAAAAGCCGTTTCAACATCATTCATTAAAAAATTATAGATATTTGAATCGGAAATGGAGAACGTGCGGAACATAACTTGCAACTCCGCATCAACACTTGCCACCGACCAACTTGGAGCAAGATTTATCATTTGTTGAAGAAGCGTTTCTTCTGGGTTAATATCGTCCCACATTTTATATGTTCCAGTGAATGCCACAACTCTTTTATTTATTAGTTCTGCTTCAAGAGATTGACATGCGACTATTTTTATTGGAACTGTACCATCCATATCTTCTTCGGCATCAATAATTTGAAAATATCCTAAATTATCCAGTTTTATCAATCTTTTATTTTTTATATAGGAATACGCATCCAATATTGTTTTTCCCCCATCAATACTTTGCGGAAAAGTAAATTTCAATTCACTCAAAGCATTAAAACGAGGGGTAAATGTTGCATCATAATATACGGCCAAAGAATACAACTCTGTTTTATCAGGATTGCATAAAATCATAATGGGAAGTTCTGGTTGATTAAAATAATCAAAATTAACTTGCATTTGCGCCTCCTATCCTATTTTCTTGGCTATAAACTGTGTTGTCATAGAAATACTTGCAACAGAACCCTGTATATGAAGATGATTTAATTTTGGCACAAAACGAAGAAAATTTTTATTAAAATTCCCAAGTCTCAATAAACCAGTAGAGGACGAAATAGTTTGTAATCCGCAATTCATCGTTATAACCTCATTAGGAAAAAGACCTGTGAATTGAAATACCCTATTATTATCATCCGAATTTGTTATTGTTAAATCCCCGCCAATATTATTGATTGTTATAACAAGATTTGGATAAACATAATCCCATGTATCATGGCTCGTATTATTAAATATTTTATGGTCATCAACTGTTTCCGCATTATAATTATAGGTAATTGTTTTGGGAAATTCAAATCCATACGGAGCATCACAGGTTACATCGAAGGTTATTCCTCGAAGAAGATTGCCAACTCTTGTTATTTGAGGATTTTTAAGAATTGCATTCCAATATGAAGATTGCATATCTGGTTGAATAACCTGAAAAACATCATATCTTCTATTTGAAAAAAATTTAGATTGCAATAATGCAAAAAATTCTGCATCTATTTCGGTGGAATTGGTATAGGCACTCACTGAAAAAGATAACACTGGAGAAGGTGTTGCCGCATAAAAAAATGGAATGGGTCTTCTCGCTATTTTTTTATTTATTATTTCCATGTCGGATGAACCCATTGATTTTTGTTCCGATGAATTTGAGTTCAATTCAGCAATTCTTATATCATATAGTTCCGAAGGAATTCCAGCATAAATAAAAGACGAACCATAAAATCCCATTTTTCCTCCTTTCATTATTCATGGATTAAAATAAAAACATTCTCACTATTGATAAAAGAATGTTTTTATCAACCAGATTCTTAAATATGTGTCTGAAAATTTATGATGGGGAAGTGGCGAGTCACTTATCGATTGGTCTATAAATTTCAATCTATCCCCAAATTATTATTTTACTGCAATACACTATTATTGTTGAAACTCTTATATTGCAAAAATATCGCTTCTTCTATTAAATCCCCTGCTTTGAAGATTGTCATTTAATTTCTTTATCGCTTTATTCACAATTGCATCTATTGCTGGAAGCACACTTGCATCCAAGTTTCCTTGTACCTGCAAGGGCATGGTAACAGTTATATTTCCACCAATTGCATTGTTTGTTATTGATGGCAAAGTTTTATTTATGAAACCAGCCATTTGATGTTCATTAACTACCACTTCACCCTTCATAACTTTAATAAATTGTTCGCTTGAACTCAATCCCTGACCGCCAATAATTCCCGCTTCAACTCCTGAATGATGACTTGGCAAATTAAATTTAGCCAATATTGCAGCCAGTTGTGTTGCGAAATCACTCAATGAATTAGCATTAATATCTTTAATGGCCTCAATAGCACTATTAATTCGCTTTTCAAATGCGGCATACTCAGCATCAAGCGCGTCTTTTTGTTGGTCTGTTGAATGTTGATCCTCTGTATTTTGCAAATCTCTTTGTGCTTTGGCCAACTCATCCTGAAGTTTCAATCTTTCAGCATTAGCTTCTTCGCTCGTATCAAACTGTAAAGCGGCCAATTTATTCTGAATATCAAGAATCGCTTTGTTCTTATCGCCAATTTCTTGATTATAATTTTTTTCCGCTTGCAATGAATCTAAAAGTTTTTTTCTTGCGTCAATTAAATTTTTATAACCATCTAATTGTTTATTCAAAGAATTTTCCGCTGCTGTTGCCGCATCATTCAATGCGGTCTTTAATTTGTCGGCCGCAGATGAAGCGGAATCTAATCCTTTTTGTAAATCAGATAATCCACCAACATATTGATAGCCAACAGGGGCTGGATTGAATATGGTGGACACTGGTTGTTGCATTCCATATAGATTAGCCAATCCCTGTAATCTTGCGGCATAAGCTCCCGCTGAACGTCCTAATAATGCAATAAGATTGTCTACGTTTACCGCAGTCGCATTTAACATTCCATTTATTTGATTTGTTATATCCTCAACGCTGTGACCAGTTATATCTG